ATGGGACCAATAACCATCCTATATGATGATTTACAGTCAGGCGAGAAACAGGAAACCGTCTCTACACCCGAAGAGCTTAAGTCTCGACTGAAAGCAATTGGCGATGATTACTCAACTCGCGTAAGAATGCCATTCGGGGTGGATCTCGTGACTGATGGAGGCGACCGGCTAAGCATTGCGTTAGGCCAAGAGCATGCGGTCGTTTCGCATTTTGATGCCGAAAACATCGAAACAGTCACCGCGGTAGGCAACTCTCATGCTGCCGGCAGCACGCCGTTCTACTTTGGCGATCACACCCTCATACCTAATAGGTTTCTCATTCCGGTCGACATCGCTTGGCGCATCGTTGACGAATGGTGCGATCGCGGTACTTTAAGTTCATTGCTTACTTGGACATCGGCTATTAAATGAGATGAACGAAAGGTGATGCACCTCATTATTGCTTCCTCTGAAAAAATAGATCAACCGAAACATCTGGAAATGACTATGAAAACTATGAAACGATGTCTGCACGCCGTCGTGCTAGCCCTTGTGATCGCATGCGTGCTGGGTCTCGCCCTCCGGGTATTCTTCCCAATCCAAACGTTGTCGAACAGCGCCGGTTGGCTCCTCGTCTGGACACCTGTGTTGATTGTTGCATGGATCATTGATGGACCAAAACGGCGACGCGAATAGAGTGCGAATTAAAGGGGCCGCGCCTCATTCCTGCTTCCACATCCCCAATTTTCCCACATTCGTGTCCATTAGTGTTCATTAGTGGCTAATTTATCTCCCCCATGATGCTTCCGATAGAAAAACCGCATCACCACCAGCCCCAATTCGAACAACCCCCACGTCAATACCGGCAGCGCAACATTGCTGAAAATATCCTGGCTCGGCGTCAAAAAAATCGCCGCCACAAAACACCCGAAAATAATGATCCGCCGACGCTTCGATAACGTCTCCGGCTTCACCAGCCCCGTCAGCCCCAGCACCCCCATCACCACCGGCACATGAAACACAATCACGATCACCAGCGCCATCACGATCAGCTCCCCAACATATTCGTTGGGATCGATCAGCGGCACGATCATCGAGCCGCCCGTAGTCGTGAAAACGCCGACGCGCCCGTTATGAAAGAACCGCACCTCATTCATGCGCGTGTTGCACCACACCTGCCCCTCGATCGGCGACACAGGATCATTCTCCAACTGCGGCAGAATCACCGGCTCGGTCGATGCAGGCCCCGTCGACACCTGCGTTCCCGCCGCAGCCGGCCCGATCCCCATCGTCTTATCATTGGCCCACATGAACTTCTTGGTCACCCAGCGAAAATAATCGCTCCCCTGGCTCGATGGCGCCGGATACGTCGTCGTCCAGAAAATGAAAAATGCCAGCGTCGCCGGCAGCAGCACGTAATACATGAAGACCAGCCCCAGCCCCGTCATCGCCATCGACAGCACCATCAGAATGGATGCCGTCCTTCGCTCCACCTCGTACAGCCCCGCCTCGATAAATTTCCACATCTGGAAAATCACCCACGGCCCCGAAACGATCAACGCCGAAATGATCGAGACTTTCAGATAAATCGAAAACGCCGAAATATTCGATCGCGTGTACGTCTGGATCGGCAGATCCGCCAACCGCTGCACTTCCTGCAGTGGCACCATGAGGAACGCAATAATCGTCCGCCCGTAATACAGCGTCACCCCCAGCGCCAGCACCACCCCCAGCAGCGCAAAAATCAACCGCCGCCGCAGCTCCTCAATGTGATCCCCAAAACTCATCACCGCCGCACCCGGATCCGGCGGACCCTTCCGCACCATAAAAATCTCCATAGTCCCCCCGACAAACCCCCGCCATCATATCCGCCCTCCCCCCACAGGCCACTGACAACTGACGCAATGACCAATGACCAAGGACCAATGCCCAAGGACCAAGGACCAATGACCAATGACGAAGGACCAACAACCGTCGCCGTCCTTGCGTCATTGGTCCTTGGTCATTGCGTCATTCGCTCGGTATGCTGACTCCATGAACCTCCTCTCCCACGCCCTCCTCTCCCCACCCGACCACGGCACCCTCGTCGGCAACCTCATCGCCGACTGGGTCAAAGGCCGCGCCCGCCTCGCCCTCCCCGAATCCTTTCACCCCGGCCTCACCCTGCATCGCCGCATCGACGCCTTCACCGATACCCATCCCCTCGTCGAACACTGCTCCAACCTCCTGGCCCCGCGCTGGGGCCGCTACTCCACCGTCCTTGTCGACATCCTCTTCGATCACTGCCTCGCCATCGATTGGCATCACTTCTGTCCCCTCCCGCGCCGCGACTTCATCGCCTCCGTCTACGCCGCCCTCCGCGCCCACCTCGCCCTCATCCCCGAGCGCGCCCGCTACGGCGTCTGCGTCCTCCTCGCCGACGACTGGTTCAACGCCTACGCCACTCTCGACGGCATCGCGCTCTCCCTCACGCGCCTCTCCGGCCGCCTCCGCCACAACATCGAACTCGCCCCCGCCGTCGACGACTTCCTCACCCACCGCCCCGCCTTCCTCACCGCCTTCCACCAATTCCTCCCCCAAATCCGCACCCACCTCACCCCTCACGCCAACGCCATTCCCCCCGCAATGGCCCACCAATAAATTGTGCGTAGGGCAGCGCCATTTCGGCATGTCCCGGAAGACCCATTTCGTGTGCCATGCCTTACGGGGCAGGGGCCAGTATCCTCATTACAGTGATTCGCTGGATTTGGCAAAAAGCCACCAGTAACATTGTAACGAGGAGAACATACCGTGAAAAACCAGCAAAAAACCGCCTATAGTTATGTCCGCTTTTCAACCCCCCGCCAGCAGCATGGCGACAGCCTACGCCGCCAGACGGAAGCCACCGAATCATATTGTGCAGCCAATGGCCTAACACTGGACCGCACACTAAATCTTAAAGACCTTGGCGTATCGGCCTACCACGGCAAAAATGCCGCAGCCGGAAAACTCGGGAAGTTTATCACAGCCGTGGAATCCGGGAAGGTCCAGCCGGGCGCAACGCTGGTAGTGGAATCGATTGACCGCCTCAGCCGGGCCGAGGTTTTGACGGCGCTTGAACTTTTTACCAGAATCATAAATCTGGAAATCGAAATCGTGACCTTGATCGACGGCAAAAAGTACACGAAGGCCAGCGTAAACGGCAACCCGATGGACCTCATGTTTTCGATTATGGTTATGAGCCGGGCCAACGAAGAAAGCGCCGTCAAATCCCACCGCAGCCGGGCCAACTGGACCGCCGCCCGCACGAAGGCCCGAGAGAACGGAAAATGCAAGCCCGGCAATTGCCCATTTTGGACCACCCCCAACGCCACCCGGACGGCCTACGATGTTATCCCCGCCAAGATGAGCATTGCCCGCCGCATCATTGACGCCGCAATCGCCGGTTATGGCACCTACTCAATCGCCAAGACATTGAACGCCGATGGCATCGCCAACCCCACCGGCAAAACGCTATGGAGCGCCCACGCCGTTGAACACCTCCTGAAATCCAAAACTTTGATCGGCCAATACCAGCCCCGTGATATCACCGGAAAGCCCATCGGGGAGGCCGTGAAAGCCTACTATCCCGCCGTATGCAGCGAGGCCGAATTTTACCGCATCGCCGCCAGCCGTAAGGCACCGGCAGCCATCGCCAAAGGCCGCACCGGAACCGGCGTATCGAATCTTTTCACCGGACTACTAACCCACCAGCCCACTAACAGCAGCATGAGGATTTTAGTTTCCCGTGGCAAGCGGTTAATCCCGAGCGCCGCCCACGCCGGAAAAGTAACGTGGGATTCATTTGGCTATGCCGCTTTTGAAGATGCTTTTTTACGGTTTGTGAGTGAAATCGAAATCAACACCGCCCCCCGATCCAGCAAAGTGGCAGCCATCGAAACCGAACTAGGCATGGTTTCCGAAACGCTGGCACGCCTGCAAAATGAACTTAACCAAAACGGAAACGTGGATGCTTTCATCATCGCAGCCAAAAACTGGACCAGCCGCAAAGAAGCGTTGACAAACGACCTCGAAAACGAACGGGCCAAAAACGCCACGCCCGCCGTTAGCACCGCCGACATATCGGCCATGTATGCCGCAATGTCAAAGATGCCCGAGGACCAGCGGACAGCCGCCCGCCTGCAATTGCGAAGCGCCATCGCCGCCGTGGTCAAACAGATAGATATGGCCTATGAGACTGTCCGGTGCGTGACTATCGCCGCCGTGCGGGTTACGTTGGCCAACCAGACCAGCCGCTTTTTTGTGATCCGCTACGCCAGCCGTGGGGCAGACGCCCGGAAATGCCAGAACGGTGGACCGGTAACGCAGATCGCTGGCACCTCAGCGATTGGCCATGCCGATTTTATCCCCGCCGATCTTATGGCCACCGTGCGGGCCATGCACACCGAGTTAGCAGACCATAAGACCGTAACCCCCGCCGAATTTGGCCTAGCACTTAACGCCGTTTGGGATGCACCCCCCGCCAGCAAGGCCAACGCCGCCTAAATGGCCGATACATACTATGGAGGCCGAGCGTTATGGGGGTACGCTTGGCCTCTGTTTACTTCAGCCCACGCCAGTGATTTGTACGCCCGCAAGTTACGGGGGTGGAAGACCAAAACGTGGAAAGTGCAGGCCTCAGCCGCCAATCATCGCCACAGAGAAACCGCCCACCGCACAGAATGCCTATGGGCCAATTGGTAACGCTTCCCCCGTCATTCCACGCCCCACGCCCACGGACGCAGCCACGGGCATTCTAACCACATTCCACGACATTCTAGCCGCCACGCCAATTAGTAACCTAATTTGGTTACTTTTTTGGTTCACTAAAAAGGTAACCTATCTGGTTTACCTATTTCGGTTACTTAATTAGTAACCTATTTTGGTCCACTAATTCGGTTACTAATTCAGTCATAAGTTATCGAAAATTCACCCGCCTAACATGAGGCAAACACTGGAAAATCAAGGAGAAAATGACAATATATGGAAAAATAATAATATGCACTTAGCTTGACTTGCCTCGGGGAGTGGCATATCATCATCATATAGATGAAGGAGGCCACTATGATGACCGTAGGTGATGTAATCGCACTAGCGAACAATGGGGATGACTATTGGAACGAGTACACCGATAACATAGCCGAGGCCGTACGGCTATGCCGCCGCAATGGGATCGAGATTACCCCCGATGAGGCGCAGCGGTTCATAGATGACGTAAGTTTCGATGTGCCGTATCCGGTGGGTGATGACGGAGGCCACCTCATGGCGACACTCGACCCGCCAGACGGCAGTCACGACATTACCTATCGCCTAGCCTATGTACCCGCCATGGTGAATTAAACAAATAGGTCTCTTGACGGTGACCGGCCAAGGACGGCCAACTCTCCCGCCCACCCCGCCAGTTTGGGGGGTGGGCTTTTTTCATGCCGATAGAATCCATGGAGGCCAGCCCATGCCCGAAACCTACATCGCCATCCATCACCTTGCGACACCCCGGCAGCGACGGGCGCTCTATAGGTTTGGACTCCGTGATCCGCAGATCGTACGGGCCATGACCGCCCCCGAGGCCAGCCGACTGCTAACTATCCTAGTTACGGTGGCCAGACGCATACAGCCCGAGGCCACGACGCCCGCCGAATCCGAGGCCCGCAGGACCGCCGACGCCGTGGGGGCGAAGCCCCTGTAATCCAGCCCCGGCAGCTAATGAAAAAACCCGCCCCGGTCGATAAAAAATAGTTGCCATATTTTTGACTCCGCAAACCCCCCACCGTGACTAAGTGGGGGTTTCGCTTTTTGCATCGCTAAACTGTGAAACGCTAATCCGCCAGAGGCCCGCTACCGATAGATGGGATTGGTTGATAACGCTTAGGAAAATGGAGAGACACATGATTACGCCGGAAGAAGCCGAAATATTGGTGAAGCATCATCTAAAAACACTTATCGATTTCGATTTGCATTGTGCAGAAGGCGGGGGAATTGGCGGATCGGACTTCCGCATAATTCGCCAAGCCAACGAACGTATAGACGCCCTAATTGAAGCCGGTTTCATCACCGTGGAACAAGTACACGCCATCGCCGAGCCGATGTACGCCCAACGTGATCGGGATATTGCCGAGATACAGCCACTCATGGACGCCCTAGCCGCCGCCGCCCAAGCAGGCAGGCAGCTATCGGAAAATTCCGCAACGGTCGATAGAAACTTTATCAGCCATGGAAATCTTTTGAGATTTCCGAAGGATAATTCCGGGGAAGCCGGAACAGTAAGCCGGAACAGTAAATAGATAAATGACCTAGCTCGAAACTACGGTCGCCGCTAATGACCGCCCTCTATCACGGAGAGCAGCCAGAACAAAAACGATAATCACGCCATAGCGGCGACCATGGGGCCATAACGTTTCGAGCCGTTATGGCCCCGCTTCTTTTGGCGTGTTATCTAGGATCGTAAAAAATGGCGGTAGTAAGAACCTATGACTATCACGACGACCGTGGAATTTTGGTCTACCAAGTATGCCGCACGGAACCAAAAGGATTTTTTCAACGCCGCCCCGGAGCGGATCATAAGGAGTGGATCAACGGCGTACCCGCCAACATCCGGACCATATTTCGACTCCCTCAGCTAGTCGCCTCCCCAGAAGGCAAAACGATTTACATCACCGAAGGTGAAAAGGACGTGCTAGCTATTGTTGACCGGGGGAACTACGTAGCCACCTGCAATACATGCGGCGCTGGAAAATGGCCACACGACCACGACCACTATTTTGAGAATCACCCTGTAATCATCATCGCCGACAAGGACGAGCCCGGACGGAAACACGCCCGCAACGTGGCAGAAGGCATCGCACTGGCAAAGGCCAAAAGTGTAAAGATCATTGAAGTACCGGGAGCGGGAAAGGATGCGACCGATTTTCTAGAAGCCGGGGGGACCATCGACGAGCTAGACGCCCTAGCCGCCGCCACCCCCGAGTATATCCCCACACCCAAACCGCTAGAACTGCCAGACGTGCCCGACATATTAGACACCGCAACGCCGGAGGCCACGACAGCCAAGGCCATAATCCCACGACCCGCCGCCAAGGCCGCACCCGCACCCAGCAGCCCGGAAAACCAAAACCTCGAAAGCACTTGGCAAAACATACTCTTAAAAACCATGGCCACCCAAAAAGGCACGGGATGGATGGGAAAATGTCCAGCCCATAACGACGGCAAAGCCTCGTTATCGCTTGCTCGGGGAGAAGACGGGCGAATCCTAATGAAGTGTTTCGCAGGATGCGAGTTTGCGGAGATAACGAAAGCCCTGCAAATCGAATCATGCTCATGTTTCCCGCCCATCGCCAAACGGGGCACGCAGCCACCGGAACCACCCGACGCCGAAACCCTTAACTACGCCCAATACTACCAGCCCAGAGAATGGCAGATAAACCGGGAGGCAGTGCCCGCAATCATTGCCACCGTCAATGATTTTCTTTGCGCAGAACTTCAGCAGGAACCTAGCATTGCCACCCTTGCCGCCTCATTATGGTGCGCCACGGCCATAATCGGAAAACGAGTAGCGTTTACCAATCGTGGAAATCGGTACTATTGCAATCTGTTTATGGCCATCCTCAGCCCATCGGGTGGAAATAAATCAGGCACGGCCGGAACCGTGGTAGATTTATTGGCGGAAGTATTGCCGAACGTGGGGGAGATATCTAGTACCACTCTCCCCGCATTTCTCGCCCGCTACGGTGATTCCATCGCCGGGGGAGCAACCGACCGGGATCAAAGATTTAAGGAAATCAAAGAAAAACACTCCCTCAATTTGTCCGGTACACCGCTAGTTATTGACGAATTCCGAGCTTTCGTTATGGAAATGATTCCGGAAAATGAAGCCACAAAAAACAGCCAAAAATTCTGCAAGCTAACGGAAAATCGTTTGGTGGACTCGGACACCGTGAGCCGTGGTTTGCGGTTACTATTCGATCCGTGCGTTAATATGCTTGGACTCAGCCAGACGGACCCGTGGAATAACGAAATGAGATCGGCAGCTTGCCAAACTGGAGGCATAGCCGCCCGAATTCTCCCCGCCAATCCCGATATGCTTAAATTGGTTGGCTGGACCTGCAAGCCCGTTACACGTTACGAGGCCGTGGAAGCCCTGCAAAAACTAGCGGATTATGTTTCCGCCCGATCCGATGTTAGCCAGAGAATTGGCGTAACTTTTGGGGGTGGGGATGACCCCCTGAAAACCGTCAAAGATTCCGCCGTGGCAGCCTATCCGTATGTATCATATTTCGCCGAATCCCACCCCGATGAATGGTCGTTACTAGAAAGTAAAATTCTCATGCAATCCGCCAAGATCGGAGCAGTATTGGCCGTGGCAGATCAGGCAGCCCGAGCCGCACCTATGGACCCGTTTTCCACCGCACCAGACACCACAGTGGACGCCGCCCCATTTATGAAATGGGCTTGGACGTTTACCGGATTTTGTCACGTATCAAATACCTACCATTGCGTGAGAACGACCGAGCAATCCGTTTTGCAGGACCGCATGATTGACGCCATGAAACGACACCACGGCATCGCCTCCCGCCGTGATCTTTGCCGAGCTATGAATCTGAAATCTTTTGAGGCACAACAGATCATTGATCTAATGCTACAAGACGGAATGATCGTACCATGTAAGGACGGACGTAGGCAGGTTTTTCAGTTGCGACAAGAAACCGACACTTTGGATGCTTTTGGGGTAAAAGACCAAAAAGACTGTCACACGTCATCTAAGGTTAATGACACATTTACCGACACTTTCCACAAGCTATAAGTATATATGTATACAGTAAATATATAATATCGTAACGTAAGTGTCAGTGAAAAAAGGATACCCACCCATGTTTGGTCATTTTTCAGCGCATGCCTATATGGGGGGTGTAACAATTGTGACACCATCTAATTACCTAAAGACGAACGATTAACAGCGTACCAGAGTATTCAGAATTCAGAGTTTGCCACCTCACCCGGCCGGTACGCCGTGGCCGCAATCCCACGGGACTTTGCCGCCGATGCGCAGGCCATCACAGCGGCACCACCAAGCCCACGACATCCGCCACCGGATACTGTGGGGTGATGTATGACCCGGTTCACGACCCCGAGAGGCCATACCGGGCCATAATCACTATCCACAGCCATGGCGTACGGCTGGGGGACTACAGCGTAGCCGCCGACGCCCACGCCGCCTATCAGGAACGATGCCTAGAACTCGGGAGGATGAAAACCGAAAACGGTCGAAGAAACTAGAGTGTTTCTCCTTTGCCGATGATGCCTACCTCCCCGGTGGGCATTGTCGTTTTCTAGAAGTCTTCTAGAAGCTTCTAGGACGCACAGAACCGACCATTTCCCGCATCGCCGGGGTTACGGCATCTAGAAACACCATCTAGAAGACTTCTGACAGCATCTAGAAGCTTGTCAGAAGATCGCCGCTATCGGTTTTTCTGGGGAAGGTCGAAGAAATAAGTATGAAAAGGAGAACACGTAAATCATGGTAAATATCATTGAACTAGTAACTACGCCCGAGCTTGCCGCCGCACTAGAACCCGGCAGATATGTATATCTGGTAGCCACGGGACTGGTTAGTCCATTTTCTGACATGCACGCCGCTAACATGGCCATCGGTGGGGGACGTGATGTAGACGGGCGATATGGAAATGAATTAACCCCGCCATATTCCGCCGTATTTCTCAGCGCCGCCGACGCCCAGAGGCTGGGAGAATTCTTAGTGTGGAGGATTGTATCCGCCAGCATCACCAGCCCCACCATGCTTAACCCGGTAGCCGTGAAACTCATCTTAGAGCGGGACGCCAATGGCCAATGACGATCTCGATATCTGTCTCACCCCCGGATGCCCACACCCCGCCCACGCCCACGGACTTTGCCGCCGTCACTATGACCGGCAACGCAACCAGCCCACACCCCGCCGCAATATCTGTCAGACGGATGATTTTTGTTCGCATTTCACGCCGGATGAATGCGACCAGATCGCAGCCGGGATCGTCGCCAAATTACTAGCCGCCGAGGAGGCCGACACAATCCGCCTATTCCGAAACAGGAGAAATTAAATCTATGACCATTTCCGATATCAGATCATTTCTTGCCGGTAGAAAAACCTACGCCGTGGCAGCCGCCGCCTTAATCACGCTTGGCATTGCGTGGAGTGATTCCAAAATCACCACCGAATCCGCCATAGAAAAAGCCGTGGCCATAATCCTTGCCAGTACCATGCGGGCCGGAATTCAGAAAGCGCAGGACAGCGCCGCCGAATCCGCCAACATCCTGAAAAATGCTACGAAATGTTGCGGGGATGAATGACCACCGGCAAACATCTAGAAGGATTTTCGCAGACGCCCACCGAATAACAGACATAGAAAACTAGCCGCCAATCCGGGGGAAATAATGACATCCATTCTCATGACCACGACCGTAACCACGTTGAACGCAGGCCAAATCGTTACATATTTGGGAGGCCATAACTACATCGTAGCCGATGCACTAGCCACAAACTGGATTGCATCAGGTTTGGCCACCGCCTACACGCCGCCAATTGGCACGGGAGCAGTAGACAGTGTAAACGGCCAAACGGGTACAGTGGTTTTGGACGCCTCAGACGTTGGCGCACTGGCACCCGATGGGGACGGCAGCGGATTAACCGGCGTAACTGCCACCGTTACCGAAACCGATCCAGTGGTAGGCGCAATCACTGGCATTGTTAAAGCGGATGGAGCCGGGAACATCACCGCCGCCACGGCTAGCACAGACTACACCGTGCCGGATGATTTGGCCGATTATTTCCCACTGGCTGGGGGAACAATGACCGGCAATGTAGACATGACAGCGGCTGGTTTGAAAATGGGCGCAACGACCGTAGGCGGGGGAGATATATCGGTGAATTCGATTTATCTAGATACCAGCATCATTTTTGACGACGCCACCACCCAAACCACGGCATGGACTGGGACAGACGCCAACGCTTTATCAGCCAACGGCGGGACGATGTATGGCGATATCAACATGAACTCCTGCAACATTAACACCATTGCCACACTATCCGCCGTTACCGTTACGGACGGGCAATACGTGATACTTGGCACACTATCCAGCCCCGCCAGCGGTTACGGATTATGGCTTAACTCGGGAGCAGGAATTCAGTTTGCAGCCGGTGCAGCCATAACACTCCCCGACTACTCGACCATCACCACACCCGCCGAAGGCATGGTGGCGTGGGATTACACCGGCCACGCCATGAAAACATACAACGGCACAACGTGGATTTAATCGGGTGATATCGTGAAACTGGAAAATCAAAACATCACCATCGGGACCGTGGGCAAAATGACAAGCGCCGCCATCGGCATCATAGCCATAATTGTTTCCGCCGTACTGGCCTACGCCTCAGTGCGGGCCGACACAAATCAAAACAAAACGGCCATAGTGGAAATTCAAACGGAGCAAACGAGGCAGGACGCCAGAGTAACCGACGATGAAAAGAACGCCAACGAAATGAACCTGAAAATAGATCGGGCCATAACGATTCTTGAGAGGATCGACAAAAAGGTAGGACGGCCATAGCCATGCACGCCATAACTCTGCAATGTACAAAGTGTAACGCCGTGATAAATGCCGAGGCCGAAATCATAAGCCCGGATTATGACCGGATGTTTTTGAAATGCTGGAAATGCAGCGCCGCAGAAAATGCACTGGCAGAAGCGGAGAGGCATAAGCGACAGTATCTAGACGCCTATGCCGACATGATAGAGGCCACCAAATGATGAGCAGCCGCAAACCATGTTCGTGGGCCGGATGCCCCGAGTTAATCAGCGATGGCAGCTATTGCCCACGCCACGCACCACGGGCCGAATCTTTGCGAGCCGAACTTATGGCCGCAAATGATCGCATGTATCGGGCCACGCCATGGGGGAAAGAATCGAAAACGTTTCTGTCCTCAAAAGATTGGCAGAATTTACGCCGTGAGAAGTTACGAGCCCATCCGTTTTGTGCGGAATGCGAGCGTAACGGAATACTCGGGACGTTAGCACGTGACGTACACCATATCGCCCCACGGGCCACACGCCCGGACTTGGCGTTAGTAATGGCCAACCTCGAAAGCTTATGCACGCCATGCCATTCCGCCATAACTCGCAGAGAAAACAGACGGGAGAAAAACATAATGCGTTACGTTATCACCGGGCCAACATGCAGCGGGAAAACTAGATACGTGGAGGCCCGCCGCCAAGTGGGTGACGCCGTATGGGATTATGACGCCATCGCCGCCACAATGTTTAGATGCCCAACGTATCCACGCCCGCCGCACGCCATGGAAATAATGAAATACATTATGGCCGCATTTCTTAACGCCATCGCATCATCCGATTGTACGGCCTACATCATCGTAACGGATGAGGCAGAGGCCAAGGCCGTAGCCGATAGACTCGGGGCCAGTGTAATACATCTAACAGCCACGCCCGCCGAAATAGTAGAACGTCAAAAGGCACGGGCCATAACTCGGGAGAATAAAACATGCCACTCGTAACGCCAACCAAAACAAATGGACCGCACACCATCACCGCCAAACAAGCCGCCAGATATTCACGTGCATCCATCAATACATTACTCGGGGTGATAGCCTCGACGCACCGGGAACTAACCCGCCGCCTACATCACGGTGCGGACTACACACCCGCCGAATATCTAGAAGCGTTGGGAGCGGATGCCGCCGAACTTCTAGAACTTCTGACAGCGATAGAGAACTTGGCAACGAAACACAAACCCGGATCGGTGAAGGCATCGCCGGGGAAAATGAAATTCCAAACGCATACAGATGGACACGTAACGATATTGGCATAACCCCATTGAGAACTTTGGGGACGCAAATTGCCGGGACCGTATCGCCCCAGTTACGCACTCATTGGCCTATTTGCCCACAGCCAGCAGCGACAGCCGGGGGAATCCACGGGGGAGATAATGAAAAACGCTAACACCATGAACACCACGGGACTAAAACAGCTAACCGGACTCAAACAAATGTGGATTGCCAAAGACAATTCCATTGACGCCACGGCATTAGCCGCAGGCAGCCCCGCCGAATTTGACGACGCCGCCATACAACAGACTCAGCCGCCCATTGATATTGTTTTGCGGAGTAACCCAACCAAACGGACTTTTCTAAATGCCATTTCCATCAAGGCCATAACCGAACATATCACCCGCCTACCATCGCCGGGGGAAACCATTCACGGCGTAGTATCGGGGCGATACCCGCTATGGGCTTTCATTCCTGCAATCTTATCCATCACCGGGGACACCATCGCAGATTTACAGCTTGCAACGCTCAGCTTTTCAACTGACAACGGCGCCGAACTAATTGACCTTTTGGACGCCAACAAAATCAAAGCGGTTACGCTGGCATGTTCGCATTACTTCCGGTACACCAACAAACACATTTATGATCCGATTGCCGCCGCCTTGAAACAGCGAGGCCAGAGAATCCGGGGGTTACGGACACACGCCAAGATCATAAATGCCAAGATGCAAAATGGAACGTGTTACACCGTGGAATCATCCGCAAATTTGAAGTCCAGCCACAACCAAGAACAGTTTACGTTATCCAGTGACGCCGCATTATTTGACTTCCACAAACAGTGGATAGAGAAAATGTACGGGGCCATCGGCACGAAGGACAGAGAATAATGAGAGGACCAAAACCACGGCCAAAACCTAGCACCACGGAGCAGACGCCACCAGCGCCGCCCGAGGAACTAACCGACGAAGCGAAAGCAGAGTGGGAGAGAATCACAAACATCTTGACACGCCAAAGAATCTGGAGTGAAGCGGATCAGGCCGCACTAATCATTTATTGCACGAGTTATGCCGATTACAGACACGCCAGCAAAATGGTACGGGAAAACGGCACCGTGATATTGAGCAACTCGGGGACGCCGGTAAAAAATCCATATTGTTCGGTACAGCGGGATTGCTGGGAGAGAATCCGCCCATTGCTGGCAGAATTCGGCCTAAGCCCCAGCAGCCGGGCGAGATTGAAGTTAGATGACGGGGGAGCGGGGGACAGTGACGACGAATTCGATTAGCACCACCGATGCGGGATTCTATTTTGATGAGGCCGCAGCGGATCGGGTTTGCAGGTTTTTTGAATCCCGCCTTACACACTTTGAAGGCCGATGGGCAGGCAAAGCGTTTATCTTGCTGGACTGGCAGCGCCAGATTCTTAGAGATGTTTTCGGCTGGAAGCGAGCAGACGGCACCCGCCGCTATCGCACTGTTTACGTTGAGGTCCCGAGAAAAAACGGCAAGAGCATATTTGCGGCTGGCATCGCACTTTATTTGCTGGCAGCCGATGGAGAGGCCGGGGCACAGGTCTATAGCGTAGCCGCAAACACTTCTCAGGCATCCATAACTTTCGATGCCGCCAAGAAAATGACGGGAGCAAATGCCGCACTGTCAAAACGTATCGACGTACAACGCTGGCATCTTGCCCACCCAAAATCAGGCAGCGTATACAAGGCATTATCCGGGGAAAATGTTGGCAGCCACGGGAAAAACACACACGGCCTAATCCTCGATGAATTCCACGAATGGACCAGCCCCGGAAGCCGTGAGCTTTTTTCAGCGCTCGTAACTTCTCAAGGCGCACGCAGCCAGCCGCTAACGATCATTATTACAACGGCCGGAAACACCAGCGACGACAGTATGTGTCTTGATTTTCACCACAAGGCCGAACGGCAGGCAGCGGGGGATTGTGCGGACGATACTTTTTATTCCGTGATCTTTTCCACGGCCAAACCGTGGGATGATGAGGCAGGATGGCAGGAGGCCAACCCGTCACTAGGCCATACCATAACCATTGACTACCTAAGAGCCGAGGCCGTGAAGGCCCGTGAATCCGCACAATATCAAAACGCTTTCCGCAGATTATATTTGGACCAGTGGACCGAACAGACGACCCGGTGGTTATCGCTCGAAACGTGGGACGCATGCACGGCACACGTAGAGCCGCCAGCCGACACGCCCGCATACGTGGGTTTGGACTTGTCCACCACGTACGATTTAACGGCCGCCGTTTGGGTTTGGCCGATGGGTGACAAATGGCTAGTAGTCCCCCGCCTATATTGCCCCAACGCCACGGCACAGAAGCGATGGAAGGAAGACGGCACGCCGTTACCCCAGTGGATTGCCGATGGCTATGTGATCGGCACGGACAGGCCAACAATCGATTATGACCGCATAGAGGCCGACATCATCGCAGCCCAGCCGATCCAAGAATTAAGTTTCGACCCGTACAACGCCAGCAGCATAGTTAGCAGACTGGAAAAGAGCGGGATAGTAACGACGCCCACGTATCAGACTTTCCGGGGGATGAATGCGGCATGTAAAGAGTTAGAGCGCCGCCTCATTTCTGGCAGCATCATCATTGCCGACAATCCCGCATATCGCTGGATGGCGCAAAATGTGGAAGTGGAAACCGATAGACATGGAAACATACGCCCGGTGAAGCCAAAACGGAAAGGCAGCTATGCGGGAACTCGGGGGGCCAGCATTGACGGCATAGTGGCGCTAGTGGTGGCGATATCCCGCCTGCAATTGATGGGCAATGCGCCGCCAGTGGAAGCCAACGAAATCCAGATAGCAGTTTTTTGAACGGGGGTGGGCAATGAGAAAAACGCATACCGAAGTAGAACACGACCGAGAACTATTGATGGAGGTTTCGTTTCTGGCAGAGATAGAAACCAATCCAGAGAAGAAAGCCACGCTAGAACGGCAGGCCGAAAATATCCGCCAGTGGATACGGATGCAGGAAAAACAGCCGCCAAGATTGAAAGACAAAAAGAAACAAAGCCAACCGGGGGGATAACCTTTGACCGCCGAAAATGTAACGACAGTAACCAGCGACCATATCGACCCCGCCACGTTGGACACGCAGGCCAAAAGCGGAGGCAGCACGCCAGCCGTGCAAATTTTTACGATTAACGGGATGCCCAACGTAGACCCGCTAACACTTGGCAGCGCCAACACACCGATTAACGAACATAACGCATTGAGTATCCCGGCGTACTATTCCGGATGCCGGTTTATCTCGGAGACTATCGGAGCATTGCCGAAACATGTTTACCAGAAGACCGCCAACGGGCCAAAACGGCTGGACTCTCACACCGCAGAATGGACCTTGAACAGCGAGCCCAACGAACTACAAACGCCTAGCGTTTTTTGGTCCACATTTCTATTGCACGCCGTGAATTGGAGCAATGCCTATGCAGCTTTGAAAATGATCGGCGTGGAAGACCCACAATTGTTTTTGCTTCCACCGGATCGGGTTACGCCGTTTCGTTTCAACGGCCAACAATGGTATGCCTATGATTTGGGCCAAACGCCCAACGCCAATCCCAACAGCCGCTATCTCATCTTCGCCGCCGCCGAAATGATCCATCTTCCTGCATTGTCTTTTGACGGCATCGCCGGGATGCCAATGGTTAAAATGATGGCCGGGACGCTCAGGACCACCAAAAACACCGAGGCATATATATCGCAATACTACGGCCAAGGTGGTCTTTTGGGTGGCGTAGTGGAATCAGACAAGCCGCTTACGAAGGAACAGGTTCAAGAATATGGCGATGTAATCACCAATAAATTCAGTGGCGTTGATAAGGCTCATAAGTGGCTGGTACTTGGCAACGGCGCAAAGGCCAAAACCTTGAGCCCCGATGTTGACACCGCCCAAATCAGTGAGAACCGGCAATTTGGCGTAACCGAAATTTGCCGGATGCTACGAATTCCGCCGCATCTTTTGTACGAACTCGGACGGGCAACGTGGGCAAATATCGAATCACTCGGAATTGAAGTGGTTAAATACACGTTATCAAATTGGATTACACCGCTTGAGCAGGAATTGACCCGCAAACTTCTGACAAGGCAGGAGCGGAAAGCCGGATGCTACATCCGGTTTGATACCAGCGCTCTAATGAGAGGCGACCATCAGGCCCAGATAGATGCCGCCGTCAAACGGACACAGAACGGACTTACAACGCCCGATGAAGAGCGCAGCAACTGGGAATTGCCGCCGTACGCCGATGGCATAGGCAGCCGCCCGAGAGTACCGGCAAACACCGTAGGACTTGGCAACGACACCGCCGCAGAGGCCGTGCCCGGACTGCCAGCCGCCGCACCAGCAGCGCCGCCAGCCAAACAACCAGCCACACCGCCCGCCGATGTAGAAGGTAGTGACGATCTAGCAGCCGTGAAACCGGAGGCCGAGGCTTTCGCCACGAAGGAACATCTTAAACTAAGCCACTTTGAAGCGATGATAGACGACGCCGCCAGCCGGGTACATTCAAAGGCCGCAAAGGCCACAGAGGCAGCCCAAAAGAAGCACAAAGACAACCCGCAAGGCTGGACCGCTTGGGCCAATGTCTTCCAAAATGAAATGACCCACTACGCCGCCGTAGCCGTGGGGCCAATCTTCCAAACCTACGCAAATCTCAGCGGAAAAGATACTACCGGCATGGCCGACAAATGCGGGGGGACGTACGGCCGACAGCTAGGCCAGCATCTTATGGCCATCGGCCACGGGCAGGAATCCACGGCACCAGATTTGAAGAAAGTAGTAATGTCTCACGGGGGAACAGAATGACGCACGCCAAAAACAACACAAGAGAGATTTTCACGAGCCGGGTTACGTTTGAGACGAAACCCCAGCCCGGTAAATCCTTGCCCACACTTTGCGGCTATGCCATGACGTGGGGGACGCTTTCAGACGACCGGGGAGGCTACAAGGTTAGACTAAAGAATGGCAGCGCCAAGGCCATTCCCACCGGGCCAACGCTGGCACTCGCAAACCACGATTATTGCACGCCGCTTGCCAGCAATGCCAACGGTACATTGAGAATGACGGCCGACGCCACCGGGTTACGTTGCGAAATCGACCTACCCGATACCACGTGGGCGCATGATCTTTGCGCCACAATCGACCATTTGAAAAATGACACTACCAGCGCTATGGGAATGTCTTTTGGCATGTTACCCAACGGGACGTATGCCGAGGTTAAAGAAGCGGGCCAAACAATCCGGGAATATTCCGCTTTTGAGTTTGACGAGGTTTCGACAACTGTAATACCGGCGTTTACGTCCACCACCATTGACGCCGCCGATGATGAGGAAGAAGAAGAAGAAGCCGAGCTAACCGCCAGCGAATCCAGCGACGAAGAAGAAAACGAACTGGCAGCCGTACCAGCCGCCCAACCCGTGGAGGCCGTACAGCCGCCCACACCCAACCGAAATAAATTATCCGTGGAAATAGAGGAACTTAAAGCGGGACTCTCGAATCAGTAACTAGAGGCCAAAACCCGACCAGAGTAGCCGGATGACAGGCCAAAGAAAAAACAAACCAATACGACCGCCTATGGGGCGGGGGGACAAACAAAATGGACATCCGCACAGAAAAAATGGGCAAGCTTGCCGCAGACGTTAAGGTGATTTTCGAGCTTGCGAAGGCCGAAGGCCGTGAGCTTTCCGCCGATGAATACGCCAAGAAAGATTCGATGTTGGCCGAATTCAATGGCTTGAAAAAGACTTTGGACGCCGAAAAGCAGGCCGCAGAAATGCATTTCACCAGCGACGTTATCACCGGCAAGGCCGTTGAAGCGAAGCAGAACGAACGGGAAGAATTTAACGCTTTCCTTCGCAGTGGCGACCGTAGCCGCTACGTTATCACCACTGGAACCGGTTCGGGCGCTTTGGTCCCGGTAGCCGTTTCTACGCCGGTTATCGTTCGGCGTGCATGGAATGCCTACCTTAACGCCGCCGTGATCGGTGGCCAGCCGGTTTTGGGTGGAACCAGCACCGAAACTCTCAGCCTCCCGGTTATGGACGACACGACCGTTAGCGGTCAGGCCGAAGCGGAAGACGCAACCAGCGACACCGCCGCCGATCCAGTGACGACCAATATCAGTCTTGGCGCAAACCTCTATGATTCCAAAACCGTTTGGATTTCTAACACGCAGGCTCAGGCCGTGGGTTACGATTTGGCCGGTTATGTACTGCCAATTTTGGACAAGCGTATTGAGCTTAGCCAAGGTGCGGCATGGCATACGAAGGCCGTGGCGCATGCCGTCAGCGGTAACACCGTGACGACCGCCGCAACGAACGGCTTGACCTACGCCGAATTCATCAAATTTTATCACAAGATCGCCGTGCAATTCCGCACCGATGCCGTTTGGATCATTTCGGATGGACTCTTGCAGATCCTCGAAAGCCTAACCGACACCTACGGCCGTCCGTTGCTTTCCGATCCACTCACGGAAGGTGCGGTTAAGACCTTGAAAGGCCGCCCCGTGGTTATCGACATCAATATGGCCGACCCCGCAGCGAATGCGATTTCCGGCATGATCGTTTCCGCCGCCTCGCTTCATCCTCGCATCATCGAAAACCGCCGTGTAGCCGTTTATCAGAACGTGCCCACCGCCCCGGATCAGATGGGCTACCGTGAATTCGTCAATGGCGACTTCGACGTTAGCGCCGGAATGGCATTCTTGAAAGGTGCAGCCTCTTAATTGAGCTTGCATCTAGAAGCATCTAGAAGATTTCAAGGCCGTGGGGTATCTAAGCCTCACGGCCTTTTGTAATGGGGAACCAAAACACAATGAACATCCGCATGTTACAAAACCTCAGCACCACCGAGGCCGTTTATCTGGCAGGCCAAATCTATTCACTGTCAGAAGATCGGGCCAATCGCTGGATTGCCAGCCATCTAGCAGAAGCCGCCACACCACCTACGCCGCCCGTAGAGACGATGATAGCCAACGTATCGACCATGAAGGCCGACAACGCCAGCAAGAGCCGCAGACAGAAGCCAGCCAAACAGGAGGCCATATAATGCAGTGGTCCATAACGACACCAGCCGCCACCTATCCCGTAACCGCCCAACAAGTGGCAGACCAAACCCGGTTAGATGATTTAACAGCGGAATCCGCTTGGGTAGCCGAGGCGATTGCCGACGCCACCGCCTACGCCGAAACCGAAACGCAATTAAGCTTCATCACCCGCACAATCACCGCCCAATTTTGGCCGGAGAAAAGCGGCATTTTGCCCGAAGCGAATCCATTCCCGGCATACAGTTGCCTACCGCTTTTCCGGGGACCGCTTCAAAGCGTTACCAGCGTAAAAGACCTCCTCGGAAATGCAGTGAGTTATCAAACCCGAACCGTGGGCAACCTTGATTTTGTCCAGTTGAACGGATCAACAATCGGGCCGGTGCAAATCGTGTACGTGGCTGGATTCGGGGACACCGCCGCCGCCGTGCCCGCCGACATACGCCGGGGGATTCTTGCCCACGTGGCGCACCTCTACATTCACCGGGAGGCCGACGCCGACAGCGTACCCAGCGGACTTGACCGCATCTATGGGCGATATTCGGCCGGTGGGGCCATCGGCTAGGCCGAAATCCATCGACCTACCAGCCATCCGAGGCCGCAGGAGGCCCGCAAACGCCGTTTAATGCAGCCGAAAAAGCCAAAATTCACCCAAAACGGCCTAAATTGAGAGGTTTTGACCATTTTCGTACGGATGACCACGAATCTAAGCACCATGGCGGGGATGTACCGGGCCGGGGAAGTTTACGAGGTAACGGACGCCATCGGCACCCACTGGATTAGATCGGGCATGGCCGAGTGGTCAGATATTCCACCCGCCTACATGCAGGAATTCTACGGCCGCCTCGACACCACCCAGCCAAACACGCCACATATTTTCTTGCCATTTTGCGGAGAGTTTGGCCACCTGATTATTTCTCACATCCGCCAAGTACATCATCACACGGCCAAACACAAAATAGTTTGCTGCAAGCCGGGGGAGCAAGTCTTATTCCCATCCGCAACCAGTTTCTTTTTTGACTGGAAAGACCCGATACCAGACGCCGAAAAGGCCGGGACAATCAGAGTATCGCCGTATGATCGCCCGCCGCTTCAATGGCCACTAATTCTAGAACGCTTCCCCGAGGCTATCCCAGTGAAGGCCGGGGGGATGACGATGACACAAGAACATATCCCACTGTACCCGGAAAAACGCATACCATTTCAACCCCGCCGCCGTGGATTGAAGGCCGATATCTGTCTTGGCGTGAGAAGCCGGGAGTTTTGCCCAGAGAGAAACTTTCCAGCCAAATCATGGCAGATCATCGCCGACGCTATCACCACCCACGGCTATACGTTTGGCGTAGTGGGCAAACGGCCTACTAGCTTTGATCTAGCAGGCCAACAATGGCACAGTGGCGACTATGACACAGACGCCAGCATAGAAGCGATTCAAAATTGCCGCCTATGGTGTGGCACGGATACGGGAACCAGCCATCTAGCCGCCGCCATCGGCGTACCCATGATTATTTTCCGGGCAGATAACAGCACTACATTTATTGATCTTATGCGGACATTCAACAGCCCGCACCCGCTAACATTTTTGGCCGATTGCTGGAAACCCCAACCGATCATTGACGCCATTTTTGCAGGATTGGACAGCCTAAAACGTGAACAGAATACAGAGATTAAAATCGGGGTAACAGCATGAAAAATGCACGTGGTGCGGGGGAACGCCGCCACAAAGTAAGCATTATGAAACGCACCACCACAGTAACCAATCTGGAAAGCACCGCCACGTACACCGCCGAGGCCGTCACCCGTTGGGCAGCCATCGAACCACTAACAGCCCGTGAGCTTTTGATTGCGCAACAAAGCCAGATTTACAGCGAAGCCACCAACAAAATAACGTTTGGCTGGACAGCTAGTTTTGACGCCACGGCAAAAGACCAGATTAAGTTTGGCACCCGCATCTATGAGATTGTTGGCAGCCCGACGAACGTAGGCGAGGCCAAACGACAGATAGAAGTTATGGCCGTGGAGAGAACCTAGCATGGCACGGGAGCGGGGGAATTTCAGCTTATGGTTTAAGCTTGACGGAATCGAGAAGCTAGAGAAACAACTCAAGGCGCTTGCCGATCCAAAGACAGCGAAAAAAATACAGCGTAGAGCCGCCACCGCCGCTATCCGCCCGATGCGAGCCGCTTGTAAAGAAGCTTGTCCGGTGGATACCGGCGCTTTGAAAAAGAGCATAGACAGCAAAGTGAGTGTTAAGAATCGTGGGGTATCGGCCATTGTTGGCGCAGACACCGCCGTGATGGAGGACGGCAAGAAAGGAGAGAAATCAGAATCAACAGTGAGAGCCGCCCGAGTATTACACCTTGTTTGCTTTGGTTTCATCGATCCGAGCGGGAAGGCCGTACCCGGCAATAACTTCTTGGAGCGTGGCTATCACATAACGATTGATCGCTGTCAGAAGATTTACGCCGACAAATTACGGGAAGGCTTGGAAAAAGCCGCAGACGAGGCCGGGGGGAAATAGATGAGCACAGAAAACGATATCGTGACACTGTTAAAAACCAACGGGACGCTAACCGCTATCCCGTTTCATTTGGCCACCGATCCACAATCCGTAGCCTTGCCGAAAATCACGATTGAAAAGATTGGGGAGCGCCGCCAGTACAGTAACGACGGGGACGCCGGATTATCGACGGCCAATTATCAGCTAAACGCCATCGCCGCCAGTATGAACGCCGCCAAGACGCTGGCACGGGCCATGAAATCCACGCTTGCCGCCAATATGTTGGCCACCTATGGCAGCACCCGATTTGCTGGGATTTTCATTGAGGCAGAAAAGGATATGGCCGCACCCACAGAGGCCGGGATAGAGAAGCCCGCCCAGATCAGCATTTTGAGTATCCGGGCCAATTTCTACGATTCACTATGAGCTAGAAGGAATTCCGGGGGGAAATCCGGAACAGATAAATAAGAAACGTTTCTTTTTTGGGGGGACAAATAATGTCCAACGCAACACTAGGATTTGGAAGCCAAATTTACAAAAAGGCTTCCGGTGATACGGACTTTGTGAAGATCGCACAATCCAAAGATTTGAAGTCGCCGGAAAGCGAAGTAGCCAAGGTGAAAATCACCAATAACGATTCGCCCACCAGCCCCGGACCTAGCCAAGAATACATTCCGGGGATGATTGATCCCGGTGACATGGAATTCGATTGGGTCTATGTTAAGGCCCAACAGAAAATCCTTTACGCCCATTGGGCAGGCCGGGATATCGTCCAATTCAAAGAAGTGTTTCCGGACGGCAGCGGGTACACGTTTGGCGGATTCATTACGAAGGTTACCAACGAGAGCAAAACCGAAGACGAGGCCATTTCCGGCAAGGTTTCAATCGCCTTGACCGCAGCCGCACAATTTTCAGACGCCTTGAGCTAACGGGGACGGGAATTAAATGAAGACTCTACTTTCCAAAGGCCGGAAGCGTTCGGAAATCGATATCGACGGGGACAAAATCATCCTGCAAGAGCTTTCACTAGCAGATAGTGCCGGTTTGAAGCAGCATGATACCGACGATGAGGCAGCCATAACGCTACGGCTTATCGTGGCCTCGATTATCGACGCAGACGGCAAGCGGGTTTACAGCAATACAGATATTCCCGCCTTGCGGGAAGCGTTGACGTTGACGACCTGCAAGGCCATCGGGGAAGCCATCGGACGGCTTAACGGTTTCGACGGGCCAAAACAAAGCCCAAAAGCCTAACCGCTAACGAGCTTTTCCCGTTTCGACTTTGCGGTTTGCTGGGGATTGACCACCCGGACTACTTGGCGGAACGGCTAACCCCGAGGCAGTTAGCGGATTGGGCCGACGTGTACGCCGCTGATCCGTGGGGGGAACAGCGGGCCGATATGCGGATGGCCAGAACCGTTTGGGCCATTTTCCAGAGCCCGAGGAAACAGCGGATCAACGAACGGGATTATCTGTTTACGTTTTCCGCCGCCGAAGCCGCCCCGCAGACGCCGGAAGAATATCAAAGCGACTACCGGGCCAAAGCCCACCGGATGTACGCCTTGCAAAACCAGAGATTCAAACGCTAACCGGGGGAACGGGCCATTTCTAAAACACTCACAAATCTACACGTTGGACTCGGAGGCAGCGCCGCCGGTTTGGCCTCTATGTTTGCCGGAGCCGTGGGACAGGTCCACAGTTTCGGCGGCGCAATGGCCGAGGCCGGTAGCAAGCTAATGGAATGGGTGGGAGTGGGAGCCGCTATAGAAGTGGGACGGGCAGCCGTTGACCACTTGGCCGAATCCATTAAATCCGGTTTTGAGGTAGCGGAGAAAATCGAGAATGCCCAAATTGCAATGACTGGCTTGGCCGGATCGGCAGAGAATGCCACGGCCATAATCACCCATTTGAAAAACCTATCCGTATCATCGGGACTTGGTTTCGACGAATTGACAGCCGCCACGAAAAAGCTAATGGCCATCGGCGTCAGTGCCGAGAAAATCGAGCCGCTAATCCGGAGTATCGGGGACGTGGCAGCCGGAACCGGGGCCAGCCTATCCGATATGGCCGAGGTTTTCGTTAAGGCCGAAGGCCGGGGAAGCATCACCGCCAAAGAGCTAAAGAGCTTGACGGCGCAAGGCATACCGATTGTGGCAGAACTTGCCCGCCAATTCGGGACCACCGCCGAAGGCGTAAAACAGTTAGCCGCTAACGGCCAAATCGGTTTCGCCCAACTTCAAAAAGCTTTTGAAAGTATGTCCGGGCCGGGAGGCCGTTTCGCTGGACTCATGGACCAACAGGCAAACACCGTAGGCGGGGTTTGGAAACGGATTGCAACCAGTATCGGATTCAGTAGCGCCGAAATCATCATGCAGCTAGAGGAGGCTTTTGATTTGCGAGGAATCCTGCAAAGCGTAATGACGGCCATTCCCGTTATCACCACGTACATAACGAACGGCATCACACTGCTAACCCCATACCTGCAAATGGCGGAAGCTTGGATTTTCCGGGGACTTGGGGCAGTTTGGGACACGATCAAAGGACCATTGGCCACCGCCTTTAATTTCATCGCCGGAATCTTGCCAGCCATTCCCGATTTAATCGGATCAGCAATGGGTTATTGCTGGGAAATCATACAATCCGTTTGGGGTTCTATCTGGGGTTTCATCGGGCCGATTGTTACCGCCATTTATGACGTGATTGCCACGAACTGGGAGGCAATTGTAGAAACGACCGTGGGATTTGTTATGGCCGTGGTGAATGTTTTTGAATCTGTTTTCACCGCCTGTTATGGCATCGCCCAATCTATCTGGGATGGCATTGTAACGATTTGGAACGAAGCCACGGCCTTTATCACCGGCCGCACCGCCGACGCCGCCAACGCCAACGTTACCGCCTTTACCAGCATGTACGATATGGTTTCGTGGTTTGTGAATGGCCTCAAAGACCTTTTGAACGCCGCCGCTTTCACGCTTAACCACTGGCAGGACGCCGCCGAAATCGTTGGCCTTGAAGTGATGTTGGCATTTATCACGCTTGGCAATCAACTGGAATATGTTTTCACCACCGTGATTCCATACGCCATAAATTACGGCGTGGCGTACCTAAAAGATTTTGGGGGGATGACCACCACCATTATCAAAAACATTCTGGCAAACATCTTAATGTTTGTGGAATCGATTCCCGGACTTCTGACAGGAGAACTATCGTTCCGTGATGTAGTGGGCCAATTTGCGCCCATCACAGAAGCTTTCGCAAGCGAAATGAAGAAGCTACCAGCCATGGCAGCCAGAGTACCGGGCGATATGGAAAAGGCCATGACGGGGGAACTCAACCATCTAGAAGGAAAATTCGCCGAAGGCTTGGGAGGCTATCTTAACGGAGCCGATGAAAAAGCCCATAACGCCGCCAAGAAGATAACCGACGCTTTGAACGCCGGATTAAATAACGTGAAACACCCCAAAGATTTGGGACTTGGCTTTTCTCACAAAGACCTAAACCCCGTTATCCGCCCGACCGTGAACAATGACGACCTACACGCCACTTTGCACGTTGAGCTAAAACTAGGAAAATTGACCCGATGGGGATCGGCGCAAGCGTTAGCCCAGCAATCAGAAATAGCCAATCAGATACGTATGCCGCTTATGCCGGGAGTGAATCGCCCAACAAACGCACCGCCGACGAGGCCGGGAGCAACGCCCGCCAAGCCAGCGACAGCCACACCAGCTAACAGCAATGATCCAATGAATCTGGGATGGGATGAACCGACACCAAAGGCCATCGATCTAAATACTACACCATCGACGCTAGGAGACTGGGGGACGCCAGCCGCACCGGCCGCACCACGGCCAGCCGCAGCCATCGCACCAAAAGACGATAAGCCAGCAACCGGCAGTACATCACCACTAGAAAATATGGCCGCACTTATGGCCGAAATTCGCCGCTATATCGTCAAATGGGACTCTAACCCGCCACTGGCGGAAGTGAATATGTAATGACCACAGTAAACGAAATCGGGGCCAAAGGACTGGCGGACGGAGACATTAACGAGGAACGGGCCAGCCGCTTTTTTCTTGTCAGAAGTAGCACACCCATTGACGCCGTAGCCGCCGCCACGGCATCCGGAATCCCGGACTATTTCGACCCGCACCCCAGCAATTCCGCCTATCTGCTAAAGAACAAACGAGGCCGGGCCGTATCAGAAGATTCGGGCCGCTACGCTTGGGAAATCCAGCTAGATTACTCGAATCGCATCATCCATCCGCTAGATATGCCCGCACAAATCGAGTGGGATTTTAGCGAAGCCAGTGAAGCGTATTTTCTGGATTGGTCCACACCCGATCCGAAGCCCGTCAAAAACAGTGCAGGCCAAAACTTTGAGGCACTCCCCGAGAGAGAATCCGGCGTGATCGTATGCCACATAACCAAAAATGTAGCCACCGATTTTGATACCAGTCTATTTTTGTCAGCCCGTGAAAACGTGAATAGTGCCGGATTCACGGTGGACGGGGTTTCGTTAGACGTACACCAAGCCAAATTCAGCGGCGCAAATGTTACACCGCCTGCATTGTCAGCCGGGGAGTGGTTTCGTACTGTCAAAATGACCTTGAAATTTAAACAATCGTGGGATGATGTTTTCAATGATGAAGGCTACCAGCAATTGGCCAGTGACGGCATAAACCTAGTAGATTGTTACACCAACGCCACCGACCCAAACAACAAGCCCGAAAAAGTGGTCAAACCATGGCCATTGGACGGCACGGGCCATAAGAAGGCCAACGCCACGGACACCCCCGAACCACTGACATTTAAACCGTATGAGGAGCTAGATTTTGCGGACCTATCCGCACTATTGAGCTAAAGACCATGGCCAAAGACTTTGGATTTTCTAACGACGCCGCCAAGCGGATCATTGCCTCGACCCGAGCGTATGAACGTAGCGGGCCAAATACCGTAGGCCCGCAAATTGGGCCGGTACGCCGTGATGTATCCGGGCAATGGTGCAAACTCGGGGACGCAGCCGCCTTTTCTGGCAACAAAAACATCTATAAATATGCGTGGAAAGTACAACGGGCCAAAACGGACGGCTGGGAAGACGTGCCCGATGATGATCCAAATTGGATTTTGTCAGGCACTACCAGCGAGCGTTATGCGTTGAACGGCAGCGAATCACAAAACACAAACGACCAGCCGCAGGTTATGCCATATCCGCCCGGTGCGATTGTCTGGATGGAATTCGGGTGGGAGTGGACCGGTTCAGCATGGCAGCAAACCCGCCGATTTGGTCAGACACCGCCCGGCATCGCCATACAAGGCTATAACTGTTTTAGCAGTGTATGGACCACGACGAACGACCTCGACAAACCGAACCAAGACGCAATTATGCTTTTGGATTTCGGGCCAGATTTCGCCGTGGAATTCCCATATCCCGACCAATACTATGGCCGGGTAGATTGGCGTGGGCTTGGCGTAGGCTGGGAAGCCGAATATCCGGAAGGCTCATGCAGCGACAAAGAAACCCACCCCACGAGCGGAGATTGTGGAGACACAGACGGAACATTCAATTTCCCGAACCGCATTGTGTTCGGGATGAATGACACCTCGATAGCTAGTGTGAACTGGAAAAACAGTGAATACACCGCCACCGATCCAGCCATCCGAGTGTTCACCGCCTCGGGAACCGTTTGGACCTTGAAATTGTCAGACGGGGACGGGGACACCGCAGATATCGAAATGGCCAACGATATCCATTTTGACAGCACCGGGGACGGGGTAACTAGCGTTAAATGCGCCCCCGGTGATGCGCCGGGTGATGAGTGCGCCGGACGCACGGCAAAAGTTACGTTTGGATTTCCTACCACCGTAGAAGACGGGGACGGAATGTACCTGATCCGAAAAACTGTCAGCAGTGGCACCGCCTCATACGATTGGCTGGCACCGCCCGCCGACGATGGCAAGCGTTATTTTCTATCGATTGTCGGGACCACTATGTTGTGGATTGCCGGTAGCGATTGCGCCGCCTCGGGGGGATAAATGGCCGACAATGTTTCTATCGTTCATGCCACCGGATCATCCTATGATTTGCTTTTGATCGATTCCAGTGGCCATCCGATCATCAGCGAAAAATGCGCATGCGATCAAATAAATTGCACCCATTGTGCGGGTGCATGTTTCGGAAACAGCCTATCAATTCACTGGACTTGGACGACCGCATCGATATCCACCACCAACATCATCGACGCTGCGGGATATACTCCGTCGGACATAGTTGCGGCATGGAACGTTTCGGGGTTTGGTATCAATAGTGCGGATGAGGATTTAACCGCATATCACTCGGATGGCGGCTCTAGCTCTCCGGGACCAGATTGCGTGGTATCCGGCAGCGATCACGTTTTTGGCTGGTGGACCGGAACGTATAGCAGTCAAAGTAGTTTAGAGTTTATCAGCAAAACAGGTGGTGGTGCGGGAACCGGGGGATGGCAGGCGGTTTTGGAAGTTTTCCTTTCAGGAACATTTGCCGGAGCGGGTGCGGGATTTGTGAATTCGACCGCCAACTATACCGCTAACATCGGTAATGTATGCGGTTTTTCTGGCAGCTACCATGAGCCGGTATATTTTAGTTGCGGCGTCGTTATTGATTGCTACTATACGCTGGCAATTACCGTCACCGGCAACGATTGCTGCTATTGCACGGCCGCCGATGGATGCCAGCATCTAACCGCCGCCGAGTGTGATGGAAAATGCAGCAATCCATCAGGAGGCAGCCCAGCCCCAGCCGGTGGACAGCCCGCCGCCAGCCAAGCCACACCAGCCCCAGCCAACCCGAGGCCAATCACGCCCCGCAAACCATGCAGCGGATGTAGCCGGGCCAAACGGTAG